AGACCCCACCCCCTTCATACAGGAAACACCCCCCATGCAAAAATAAAACACACTCAAAAAATTTCACCATAAATGAAAAGTGCAATACAATTCGCCCATCATCAGGAGCGCTCTTTCCTCCATGGCATACCAAACAACCATCGACTACGACGTCCCGCTTGCGGACTTCTCACCCACCTTCGAGTCCCTTGAGACCAGAGTGGCTGCAGCTATGGCTGCAATTGTCGACACCGACAGCCTGCCAAACCCTGCAGATGTCAACGAGGACGACAAAGATTTGGCCCGGGCCATCTTTTCTGGCCACCAACTGGCCTCGGACGAGGACTTATCCTCACCTCCAGTGGTTGTTTACCTGCAATCACTGCTCAACGAGTACGACAAGGTCGTGATCAAGTCGGCTGCGCAGCTCAGAACCTACGTGACGAACAAGCTGCTGGCTGAAACGGCCAATGCCGACCCCCGGATTCGCCTGAAATCGTTGGAATTGCTGGGCAAAGTGTCCGACGTGGGGCTGTTTACGGACAAAACCGAGATTACGATGCGCCATCGGCCGACAGAAGAGCTTGAACAGCTGCTGCGAGAGCGCCTGACACGGGTAATTGAGGCAGAAGTCACGCCAACCACCCGCCCAGCCCCCGTAGAAATCTCAGTCGACGACGTAGAGACGCGATAAGCCACCAAAAAGATGCAACTTACGCCGCAAATCATCGAAAAACTGCTGAAAAGCATGCCTCACAACGAGGCTGCGGAGCTTTTGGCCATGTTTGACGAGCTCGAGGAGCGTAAATCCATTCAAGCCGCGCGGGATGACTTCCTTGCGTTCATTGCGGCGGTCGACAAGGCATATAAATTTGGCACCCACCTGAAAAGGCTGGGCTCTCTCCTGATGGATGTGGAGGAGAACATTAAAAACCGGATCGCCGTGAGTATGGCGCCCCGTATGGGTAAGTCCCAGATGATCTCCATCTACTACCCCGCTTGGTACCTCGGCCGGCACCCGGACCACAAGGTGATCGTGGCGTCACACACTGCCGATCTGGCGGTAGTCATGGCGCGCAAAGTGCGAAACCTGATCCAGTCCGCGGAGTACGCGCGCATTTTCCCCGGCACTAAGATTGCCCCCGATGCCAAAGCAGCTGCCCAGTGGAACACCACTGCGGGCGGTGAATACTTTGCGATCGGTGTGGGAGGCGCGCTGGCCGGCCGAGGTGCCCACCTTATCATTGCAGACGATCCGCTGTCCGAGCAGGACATCAAGGCGGGTAACACCAACTCCCTCGACAACGCCTACGAATGGTTCAGTGCTGGCCTGCGTACTCGCCTGATGCCAGACGGGAAAATTTGCGTCTTGCACACCAGATGGCACCAGCGGGACTTGATCGGCCGGCTGCTCAAAGACTCTGCCATGAATGAGGGTGGCGACAGCTACGAGGCGTTTGAGTTCCCTGCCATCCTAAACGAGGGCACCGAGAACGAGAAGTCGATCTGGCCAGAGCAGTGGTCGGTCGAATCGCTGCAACAGACCCGGGCGTCGATGCACCACATCATGTGGCAGTGGTACGCACAGTACCAGCAGAACCCCACCGCTGCCGAAGCTGCGATCATCAAGCGGGACTGGATCAAGTGGTGGACCAAGGACGACCCGCCCAAAGTGGATTTCATTGTGCAGTCCTTCGATACCGCGCTCACAACCAAGCAGCGCTCGGACTTTTCCGTGTGCCATACATGGGGCACGTTTACCAACGAAGAAGACAACACCCAGAACGTCATCCTGCTGAACAAGGTCAAGGGCAAGTACGAGTTCCCTGAGCTCAAGGTAATGGCCCACGAGCAGTTTGAGGAGTGGCAGCCGGACAGCGTGATTGTGGAAGCCAAGGCCAGTGGCCAGCCGTTGATTGACGAGATGCGCCGCTCCGGTATTTTTGTGCAGGACTTCAGCCCGGGCAAAGGGCAGGACAAGATTGCGCGGCTCAACGCGGTAGCGGATATGTTTGCCTCTGGGCACGTCTGGTTTCCAGAGACCGCTTGGGCTTCGCAGACCGTCGAAGAGATTTTGGCGTTCCCGTCGGGTGAGCACGACGACGAGGTGGACACGATGACGCTGGCTCTGCAGCGCGTTCGTAAGGGCGGGCTGTTGCAGCTTCGCACCGACCGCGACGATAATGAGGTCTTTCACCGGCCCCGCCGGGCAGTGTACTACTAAGGATTTTCCATGGCCTCAAACAGTATGACCTCTTCCCTCGCTACGGTGCCATTGGGCTTGAACGCAGAGGACATTGACTTTACGGACATCCCGCAGGACGACACCCCTGCGGTCGAGATTGAGATTGACGACCCAGAAGGCGTACGGGTCGGCATTGACGGCATGGAGATTGATCTGATGCCCGGCGAGGAATCCAAACGGTCCGAGCAGCACGGCGACAACTTAGCCGAGTACATGACCGAGGCTGAGCTCAGCACACTGGCCAGTGAATTGCTGGAGCTGGTGGACGCTGACATTACGTCCCGCAGAGATTGGGTGGATATGTATGTCCGCGGCCTTGAGGTCTTGGGCATGAACTACGAAGACCGCACCGAGCCATGGGAAGGTGCTTGCGGCGTGTACTCCACAGTGCTGACTGAGGCTGCCATCCGGTTCCAGAGCGAGACGATCATCGAGACGTTCCCGGCCGCAGGCCCTGTCAAGACAGAAATTATTGGTGCGATCGACAAGCTCAAAGAAGAAGCCGCGGAGCGGGTCCGTGAGGACATGAACTACAAGCTGACAGAGGAGATGCCGGAGTATCGCCCTGAGCACGAACGCATGCTGTACAACTTGGGTTTGGCTGGTGCGGCGTTCAAGAAAGTCTACAAAGACCCATCGCTTGGCCGGCAGACTTCCATCTTCGTGGGCGCAGAAGACATCATCATCCCTTACGGCGCGAGCAGCGCGCGTACTGCGGAGCGGGTCACGCACACGATGCGTAAGACCAAGAACGACATCCGTAAGCTGCAGGTAGCAGGGTTTTACTGTGATGTGGAGCTGGGCGAGCCCGTTACGTTCCACACGGACATTGAGAAGAAAAAGGCCGAAGACCAAGGGTATACCCTGACGGACGACGATCGGTACCAGATTCTGGAGATTTGCGTTGACCACGACATTCCCGGCTATGAGGACGAGGATGGCATCGCGCGGCCGTACGTCGTAACCGTCGATCGCTCCACCCAGAAAATCTTGGCCATCTACCGTAACTGGGACGAGGACGACAAGCTCAAGCAGAAGAACCAGCACTTCGTGCAGTACACCTACGTGCCCGGGTTTGGTGTTTATGGTCTGGGCCTGATCCACATCATCGGGGGCTACGCGCGCGCAGGTACTTCCATCATCCGCCAGTTGGTCGACGCCGGCACGCTCTCCAACTTGCCCGGGGGTTTGAAATCCCGCGGCTTGCGGATCAAAGGCGACGACACGCCGATTGCTCCCGGTGAGTTCCGCGACGTGGATGTGCCCTCTGGCACGGTGCGCGACAACATCATGGCGCTGCCATACAAAGAGCCAAGCATGGTGTTGGCCGGGCTGCTGGACAAGATCACCGAAGAGGCGCGCCGCCTCGGCTCCGTGGCAGATATGAAGGTCAGCGACATGAGCGCTAACGCGCCGGTCGGAACCACACTGGCCATCCTCGAGCGCCAGCTGAAAACCATGTCGGCCGTGCAGGCCCGGATTCACTATTCGATGAAGGAGGAGTTCAAGCTCCTCAAGCGCATCATCCGCGACAACACGCCCGGCGAATACTCATACGTGCCTGTAGGTGGAAACCCTAAGGCCAAGCGCGGCGATTACGACTTGGTCAACATCATTCCGGTGTCTGACCCCAACAGCGCGACCATGGCTCAGCGGATCATGCAGTACCAAGCTGCGATCCAGTTGGCGCAAGGGGCCCCACAGATTTATGACCTGCCACAGTTGCACCGCCAGATGCTCGAGGTTCTGGGCATCAAGGGCGCAGACAAGCTGGTGCCGATCGAAGACGACATGAAGCCGCGCGACCCCGTCAGCGAGAACATGGCCATCATCACAGGTAAACCGGTCAAAGCGTTCATTTACCAAGATCACGACGCACACATTGCGGTGCATACCGCCATGATGCAGGACCCCAAGATCATGGGTCAGATTGGCCAGAACCCACAAGCTCAAGCGATGCAGGCAGCCATCATGGCCCACGTTGCGGAGCACGTTGCGTTCCAGTACCGCGCGCAGCTCCAAGAGCGCCTTGGCGCCACGTTGCCAGAGCCCAACGCCGAGATTCCGAAAGAATTGGAAGTCCAGCTGTCCAAAGTGGTGGCCCAAGCCGCGGCCCAGCTGCTGCAGATTCACCAAGGCGAAGCTGCTCAAGCGCAGGCTCAAGCGCAAGCGCAAGACCCGATC